CCTAACAGCAGGAGGGACTTCGGGTTCATAAAGTTATGCGGTGGGTGCTGACTGATGGGCCTCCGTCAACACAATGACCATGAGCATCGGATCAAGGTTTTTCCCTTCCTGCTCCTGCCACCGCAATAAATCACAGCGTATGCAGTTTATGGGAAAGCCATTCAAGGAACTCCATGATCTTAAAAGGCTTTTGCTTTGGCTCCTCTTCCACCTTGCGGAGCTTCCGCTTGGTGGCCTTCTTCTTTGCTTTATTGGGTGCTGGCTTGATGCGTTTGGTGGGTTTCTTATTCATTGGTGTTGGTTGTTGGGGCTCCGATAATGCTGTTGATGTATTCGTCAATCTGGCAGATCAGGCAGTTGCTCTTGTCCTCGCCCTCCTTGTTGTGGAGGGATGACTCATCCTCCTCTGCGTAGTTCGCCAGGCTCTGCGCCACTTGGGACAGGACAGACAGGCTGGAGGGGCCGGAGGCTATGAGCTTGGCGATCTGAACCGCCTCCGTTGCCGGGATGGTGGCATCTATGCGGCAGACTAACTTGTTATCTCCATCCATGATGCAGTCCCCATCCGGGCGGAAAGGGAGCTTGCGGGGTTCCACGACTTCGTTCTTTAGGTCTTCAGGTATGATTAGGTTACTCACGATTGTATGCTTTTAGGATTGGTCTGATCTCGTCGGCTATTTGTTTGGTTTTCCCACGAGAGTTTAGTGACTGGATGAGCTTGAGCGTTCTGAGAAGATTGTCAAGCTCGGCCCGGATGTCATTTATCAAATCCGTGTTCTGCATTGTTCATCTCCTTCTTGATCATTTTGATCGCCTTCTGCGACAGCCACAGGCGGCATTCCTGCTCGTGATCCCTCCAGAACTTCACGATTGCGTCCTCGGTCTGTTGCCGAACGTGACGCTCGTGTTGCATAAACGCCAGAATTAACGAGCCCAGGATTGCCAAGGCTCCGATAGTGAGAACAAATATTGTCATTGTTTTGGATTGATTGTTGGATGAATAAGAATGGGTTCATGCTACTTTCTCCATGCGGTCAAGCCGGTCAAAATAGCTAGGCTCTTTAGTCCTGCGCTCAAGACCGGCATTGATGTAGTTCAGCTCCAGCAGGAACTCCCTAGCCCTCGCCTTGCTGATCTTCACTTCATCGGAGCCTACCATGTCGCTGACCTTTGTCTGGACTCGGAGGAGAGCCTCCAAGCTAGATGCCATGCGCCGTACTGCGTTTTGTAGTTCTGTGTTCATCTTGTTTTTAGAAGGCATGGTTGGATGCCTCAATGAGCAGTTTTTCAGAAAATGGTGATGCGTCAACAAAAAAAGAAGGGGGAGGAGCCATCACTCTCCTCCCCCTTCGGGTGCCTAGATGTTCACTATGGGACTAAATGAAGAACCCGCTTCGGAGTTCTCCTCCGACTGCTATCTTCTAGGGCTTAAAATGGAATCTCTTCCGTTTCCTGCTTTTGGTATTGCTTCGGTCCAGCGTTGTAGTTGCCTTGCTTCTTCTCCCTTGCTGGTCCTACCTTAAAGGACAGGAACGGCTTCCCGGCCTTGCTGACTTTTTCCCAAACGCTGATCTCAAGATCCTTGCCGTCCACATTCAGGGGGCCGGAATACTTGGGTGCTTTGGGGTTTGCATTGTTGAGCGGGAACGCCGCTCCGCTGTTGGTGTTGTCGTATGTGTTCATCAGTTCTGTTTGTTTTTTAGGATTTCAATAAGCTCATATCCTTCTTTCTCATTCTTTACTATCCCTACTGTGTACCAATCCCGTCCATGTTGCTTGATGCAGTCATCCAAACTGGAAGACAGCCTTGTGTCTATTTCTTCCAAATGGAAACATTTCTGTTTCCCGCTGTATTCTACGATCCAATACCCATCAAGGGTTTCTGGTGCTATTGCTGGCATTTTTTTTGTTTTTTTGTTGGTTATGCTTCGTCGAACCGCAGGTATTGACTGCGGAACTGAAGAGGAATTGAGCCCCTAGCATGGGCTCTGGCTAACTTGATGTCAAGACTCCAATTATCTTTCTCCTCATCATGTCGGATAATCCAAAGGGAATCGCAATCATGCTCAATCGCCCTAGATTCTCGGCTTGACCCCTCGCTGTTTAGCTGGGTGAGGGCCAGGATCGTGATGCCAAGCTCCTTCGATAACTGCTTCATTGTGCGTGACGCATCGGCAACCTGACGCTCCCGGCTATCCTTTCGGTCCGTAGGCTCTAGCAACTGGATGTAATCAACTAGGATGAGCTTAACTTTATGGGATGAAACCATCCTTCTAGCCGCCGCCCGGAGTTGAAGCGGATTAACCTGACTCTCATCCCTGATCCACAACGGAAGCTCCTTGATCTGCCGGATTCCAAAATTCATCTGCCCAATGTCGTGGGCGGTAGGATTCTTGGACAGGATGCTGACATCTACCCCGGCATTGGCGGCAACAAGGCGATCAACAATCTCCCCGGAACTCATCTCAAGAGAAAAGATCCCCACGGGGTTCCCTGCTTGCGCCGTCCTCATGGCGATATTGACTGCCATTGCCGTCTTGCCCCCTTTGGTGGGGGCTCCAATGACAATCAACTGCCCAGGCTTCATGCCTCCAGTCAGCTCGTCCAGAGGCTTTAGGCCGGTGGTAAGCCCCATGAGCTTTCCCCGGTTTTTATAAATCTGCTCATATTCCTCAATCCGCTTGTTTGCGGCCTCCTTGATGGACTCAATCTTGCTACTTGATTCCGCTTCGGATGCCACTTGAACTAGAGCTTTCTGAACCGACTCGCTCAATTCCCCCTCCATCGCAGGATCTTTCGCACTCGCAATAATGTTTTCAGCGGCTTGGATAGCCACTCTTGCGGTGTGCTTCTTGCGGAGGATGTCGAGATACTGCTCATGGTTCTGGGAGGTCGGGACAAAGATCGCTACCTCTGAAACATAAGCGGCACCCCCCACATGATCCAAGGTGTTCTTGTGGGCCATCCACTCGGTGACTGTGATTAGGTCAACATCCTTGCCCTCCTTCCAGAGATCGTAAATGGCATTGAATATGCCCCTGTTTGCCCCAAAGTAGAACAACTGCGGCTTCAAGTAATCGCCATGAATGTTGAAGATACTGATGTTCTGAATTGCGGAGGACAGGAATCCCTTTTCCGCATCTTCGCAGGATGGCATTGTCATTTATGCGTGAATATATTCAGATTTGCTTTTTTTCAAGTTGTACCAGAACAGGTCACAAACCTTCTCAATTATTGCATCAACTTCTTCATCGCTGTATTGATCAAACCCATCGCAATGGAATATAAAATCCTTCCGCTTCCACGCTAAGAATGAAGCAATGATGTCTAGCTCTGCAAGAGTTAGTTTCTTGGGCTTTTTCATTTCTTCTTCCTCCCCCTGGGCTTCTTGGGAACGGCATCCTTCTCTTCTTTCATCGCCCAGTAAAGCTCTGCCTGAGACTTAAATGTTCTAAACGCATTGTGTATTCTCTCTGCATCATACCAAACCACTTCAAAGTCTCCTTCGTCCTGCTTCCCAATACGCACGATTGCCCATCGTTTAATCCAGTTATACGGATTTCTGCCTTGAGAAATCTCAGCGGCACATTTTGATGCGCCAAGACTCTGGTGTATTTCCTTTGTGTTGTTGAAGTTCCAAAGCTCCGTGTATCCGGCGATCTGGCGTATGTAGCCATCCGATATGCGCTTGCTGGTCTTGAGGTCAATCAAACACAAATTTCCATCCTTGTCTCTTGCAACAAGGTCAATGGTGCCGCCATAACGGGACTCGTTATGGACTAGCTGTGACTCGGTAGCCACCTTGGTCAAGCCCTCGGCCTCCCACCAGTCCACAAATTTGTTGTAGCAGATCAGGGCTCTGTCAATGTCCTCTTGGGAATAGTCTGACAAGTCACAGACAAACCCGTTGAGGAACGCCTCGCACATAAAGTGAGCGATGGTTCCAATGTCTGCGGCCTTGTCTCGCTCTGCTCGGTAATCCTTGCCTTCCTTGCCAAGGTTCCAAGCCCAATGGATCAGCGCACCGGGGTCATCCCCCAGCTTGCAGATCGTGGACCCTCCAGGAACTTCCGTTCCATCGGCGGTGATGTATTTCTGATGCGGCTTTCCTTTTTCTAGTTTTACTTTTTCCATAAGATTATTATGTGTGTAATTGGCGAGGAAGTATCCACATGACTCATTGGTTTTTAAGTTCGTTTAATGCCTCCAAGTCTCCCTCATCGGCCCCAAACTCTTCAATCTTCAATTCCAGTATTCGGATCTGCT